AAATTACTAACCATGCAACTGTGTTTTTAAGTACACTTAGTGCTTTGCGTGTTTGAAATCCTTCTCTTCTGGTACCAGCAATCATACCAAAGATACCATCTAGAAACATTACCCCCACTATTGCTAAATACTGATCAGAATTAGCCATAGTTAGTTCCATAAAATAGGAACACATAAAGGTGATACCGGCGGAGAGTGAAGTAATAGCCAATAGTGGGAGGTTAAGTTTCATAGTTGGTTTATTTTACGTATTCGTAGTACTTTTTAGTTTTAGTGTTTCTATCTTCTAAACCGTGAGTACCACCATTAATACGCTTTGTAAGTTCTAGAATTGCAGCGTCATTGATACCCTTATCGCAGATAGCCCACAACTTGTTTCTTTCAAAGAAAAACATAGCTGATTCAAAAGCATACTTTGTAGCAACTAAATCTGGGTTTTTTAAAACTTCATCATTGCCTAAATACTTAGCAAATGCTTCGTAGTTAGCTTTACCTGTTAATTGTAGAGCTCCTCTACCTCTGTACTTCCAACCATCGCCTGAAGCTTCGTTTCCGTTGCCCATTCTATCAGCGTAAACTCTGTTAGCGATCTTTTCTGGCTGACGAGCGTAAGACTCTTCAAGTGTACCTGGGAAGTATTTTCCGAAGATGCCTTGTAGACCTTGAGCTGAGTAATTTAAATTTTCTGAGAAGGCTTTAAAACCGCCTGTCTCGTGAGCTGTTTGAGCAAAGAAGTGAGCTGCTCTAACTGGAGTTAGTTTGTAAAACTCCATTGCCTTTTTCATTGTACCAGGACCGAAAGCACCGTCTGCCGTTACTCCGATCTTCTCTTGTAGACTTTTTAAACTCATTATTCTTCTGTTTTATCTTTTTTACCAAAAATCTTACCTGCTTCAGCGATACCGAATGAACCAAGTACGATTATTACAAACGAATTAAAAATTGTATCACTAATTACAAGTTGTTGACCCATAATACCTGTAGCAACGTCAGCTAAAGCTGCGATACTCATTACTGAGAATGACATAAAACCAACGATAGTTTTTTCGTTGTAATCGTTTTTGTCTTTAAAAATGTCCTTAAACGCCATAATTTAAATTTAAAAGGTTAATTTAATACAACTATTAATTAAAAACATTTACAATAAATATTACTTACTAAATCTGAAAGCGAGACCAGCGTAAGTGTATTGTATAATGTCTGGGTTTCCTTTATCGTAAGAAGCCCAAGCATCTAAATCATCTGTTGAATAAACACTCATTTTAATACCACCAAATGCTTTTACAGATTTAGCTAAGTTAACATATACTTCTCCTCCTAAAGTAGTATAGGTTGCCCAAACACCTCCTGCACTATTTATTTCCATTAAAGGATATTGAGGATTACTTGCTGAGGTTAAATAACGATGAGTATGAACAAATCCATTACCTCCGTAAACTGTAATTCCTCCATCATCACCATTTACTAAGTTGTATGCTAAAACCAATTCAGCTGAATAAAGTGTAGCTCCAAATTTTTGAGTGCCTTCTACTGGGGTAGTTCTGATACCTCGAATAGTACCTTGTGTTAATACACCTCTAGCTTCCCAATGCTTATCAGGAGAGTAGGTTAAGGATTGTGTACTACCTTCTATAGCGTCAATAGATTCACTTCTTAAATCACTAAATGAATTTAAAGAACCTCTAGAAAAACTCATACCCCATCTTGATAAACCTTTAACAGGAGGTAAACTAGGTACAGGTATTTCTTTAACTATAGTATCAACTCTAGTAATTGGTTTTTGATTTTTAATAATTGAATCTAGTTCAGTTACTTTAGCACTTTGTTTAGCTGCATATTCACCTAAATAGAAAAAATTAGAATCTAAATTACCATACTGAGTTTTTATAGAATCTAATTCAATTTTAGATTCATTAAGCTTAGTTTTTTGTTTAGCGATAGTCTGATTAAGATAAACAGCCTGTGACTTAAGCATAGTCACAGTTGTATCTTTACCTTTAATTAATTCGTAAGGGTACCTAGTTTGAGCCGTCAGATTCGAGTTCAAAAGGAGTAGCAGCAACAGGGGCAGAATCGATAATAGCCTTGACTTCATTTAGTTGAGTTGTTAAAATTAGTTTTTCTTCTTGCAACGTCTGGATTGACTCCTTCATTCCAACAACTTTATCTGTAGTAGACTTATCTATAGCCTTAGCCATTTTAGTGGCTTGTTTCATTTGTTCCTGTGATTTTTGAAGTAGGAACTCAACTTCATCAACTTTAGGCTCTTTTGGTTTTTGAGCCGTAACTGAAATTATAGTAGTAGCTAAAGATATAGCTGCGACTCCTATAATGTAAGTTTTTTTTACATCCATTATCTCATGATTTGCATCATTTCCACTTTGCTAATCATATAACCTAAGGTAGAATCGCTTCTACGGACATGTTCAGTTAATAACTCAATTTTTTGGTCTTGAGTTGCTACGCGCTCATCGTACTTGCCAATCAAATCAGAATTACTCAATTTGATGTCAACATATAAATAACCTATTGCAACAATTACTAAAAACAGTAGACCTTTAGTAGGATCTTTTGAAAATTGCTCAAAAGTAATAGGTAATTTCATAGTTAATAGGGGTTTATTATAAATATAAAAAAAGAGCATTAAATGCCCCCCTTTATATTAAAAATTTATTAAGTAAAATTACTCTTTTTCTAATTGTGTAGTTACACCGCTTCCTTTGGGTTGGGCAGTCGTACCGCTTCCTTTAGGTTGAGTAGTTACACCGCTTCCTTTAGGTTGGGCAGTCGCACCACTTCCTTTGGGTTGAGTAGTTACACCGCTTCCTTTGGGTTTGTAATAATTTCTTTTTTTCTTAGGTTTAGTAGTATTTACTACATCCTTAGTTTCTTCAACTACAGCTTTAGCAGCTTCTACTACATCAGCTACTTCTTCTTTAACTTCAGCTACTTTAGCTTCAATTTTTTCATCAATTGTAGTTTGACCTAGTAACCAGTTCCAAAGTTTCTTTAAAAATTCCATTTTGTATATTTTAGTTTATAGTAATACATATTATTAACCATCGCAAGAAATGCAATCTACTGTGCGAGACCCTAAATCTCCCTTAATTACTGAATCAGTACGCAAGTAATATAATGTTTTAATTCCTAATTTCCAAGCTTCCATATGCACCTGATTAATCCATCTTGGTGAATCAGTTGGATCAAATGATAAGTTAAGCGATTGAGTTTGATCAAGATACTTTTGACGTACCGCAGCTTGTTGAACTAGAGCTAACTGATTGATTTCGGGGAATGTTAAGAATACTTCCTTTTCATCTTCAGTTAGAATTTCATGAGATAGATTCTGTACTGAACCATTATCAGCTAGGATTTGATCCCATACCTTACTTGTGTTATGTCCTTTTTTCTCTAGTACTGCTTCTAGTTCTGGGTTTTTAACAATAAATGTTCCTTTAGCACCATTAAACACATAAACGTTTGCTGGTTGAGGTTCAATGCCTGCTGAACATGAATTAATACGTGAGTTGGAAACTGTAGGAGCAATTGCTAACAAGTGCGTGTTACGCATTCCAGTACCTTTACACCAAGTAGGTTCACCGTATTCAATAGCCATTTTACGTGAAGCTGCTTCTGCTTGATTTTTAATTTGACTAAAGATAGTGTGTGTCCAAGCCGTTGAAGCAATTGAGTTAAATGGTAAATTCTTTTGTTGTAGGAATGTATGCCAACCCATTACACCTAAACCAAGTGCACGGCCTTTTTTAGCGTGACGATGAGAACGAATCATAGATTCTTTACCATTTGTCTTCTGGATAAATTCTTCCATTACACCATCAAGGAAATAAACAGCCATTTCAACTACATCTGTATCTTTCCACTCATCATATTTAGCTAAATTAAGTGAAGACAAACAACAGATAAATGAGTGTTCCTCGTCTGTATGAAGTGTGATTTCAGTACAGATGTTAGTCATTGAAACATCTAGATTATTCATACGGTACGCCAAAGGATTATCTTTATTGATATTATCCTTAAACATGATGTATGGTTCTCCGGTTTCTACGCGTGATTTAAGAATCTCAAGCCACAATGACATAGCCTCGCTGTCTCGGTCATTTAAGCGTTTCATAAACGCATCATCAACAACTACACACTGGTGTAGATTAAGACATTGGCGGTTTGGATCTCCTTTAGGTCTACGGAT